TGGTGGTCACGGATATCGATTGTAATCAATGCTTATTGTATTTGTCGTTGTACACATGGTTGACATACTTATCAAATGAAGCTGGCAGCTCGTAGCTCTTCTCATGATAGATTTGTTGGTCGATGGTTGGATGGTCCATCACTGGTCTTGATACGGTTGTTGTCAACCAAAATAAGAATGCGAGTCCAGCTACCATAACAGCGGCACCACCAAGGGTGTCACGCTGGTCTTGTGTTAAGCTCTTAATTGTTTTCATTTTCTTCGATTGTTTGTAATAATTCAAAAATTGACCCCCAAGCACCAGATGCGTGGCGAGTGTGGTTGTTCTCTGAGCCGTAGATGCTCTTGCATTCTTGCAGATTTGCATACAGCTCTTTTTCTTGTCTGCGGATAAGGTCGATAATTTGTTCTTTGTTCATGGTGTTTAAATTATTTGTTATTAAAATTTATAGCCGCATAAAATTTCTACAACCTTGTCTTTAATTTTGAATGTGTAATTTCTTCGGTCATTGGTAACACCGACACCGTTTATTTGCCAATCAAAGTACAAAGCATTTTCATTAATCAATTTAAGATATGCGCTTTGCACAATGCAAAATAGTGTGTGACTTACTAAATTCTTATCGCCACCTTCGATTGAGCATTGACGAGTTTTCTTATCGATTACATTGTAATAATTTCCTCTATTTACTATCTCGTATTTTTGAGATACCTCTAAAGCAATTTGCTTAACTTGACCTAATGTAATTTGTTTTTTGTTCATAATAAATTGTTTTTGTTTCTGCGAATATACGCAACATTTGCAAATATGTTCACTTTTCTAAACAAATTTTTTATTTTTTTTCACATTTATTTTTGGAGCGTAAGGTTTTACCCTGATTTTGTTACACAATTCGTAAGGTTTTACCCTTATTTTGTGACATATATTATGCAGAAAGTAGGAATTTTGCCGATTATGTATGTTATAACCAACAAAAAAGGGAGCCCGTGAGCTCCCCTAAAACAACGTATTATGAATACGGCACTAAGTTACAAAGGAAATTTCATTGAGTCGATAGACTTGAAGGTTTTTTTCACTCCATTTGATTCGTGTCTTGCACATTCAATTGTAAGGATGCGACCTCCAGTTGGCTTCACTGGAGCACCTCGCTCAACGTGCCACCCTTTTGACCCATCACCATACTCTTCTTTGTAGGTACCTGTGAGCATCAAGTGAATGTCTTTGTGATGGTGGCGATATCCAACTTTTGAATGGAAGCTGACGGTGTCACGCACATCATTTCTGGCAGCGTTCTCGTGGATGTGACCCATTGTGAACACATCGAAGTCCTCATACATCTCAAGAGCACGAGTCAAGTTGAGAGCTCCCTTGGTGACTACACCTCCACCACCTGAGCCGTGAAAGTATTTGATTTTGGTGGTCATCTGCACGTTGCCAAGGAATATCTGCTTGATGATAAGCCAACCACCATATCCTCCAGTAAAGACATTGCTGCCAGCTTTGTAGTTTAGGAGGTCAACGAATCGCTGAAGGATATCGGTCTCCTGGTGCTTGATGATTGCGGTCTCGTGGTTGCCGTATCCGATGACAGTAAGGATGTGAGCATACGGCAGAAACCATTCAACAGCGGTCTCAACAATGCTGTCAAGGTACTTTGAATTATTGTGCTCTGGTCGGATGTCAGACTTGTTGCCTCTGCGATCTCCGCGACCCTGCATGAGGCATAGTGCATCGCCATTTATCATGACAGGTATCTGATTATCAAGGCAATAGTCGAGGTCACGCTTCAGTAGCTTCCAGTCACTTTTGGGATTGTCCCAGTGGAGGTCTGAGAGCATTGCAATCTTCACTAATTCACCCTCGAGTTGAATCTCGTGGATGTTCTTTGCGTGCTTTTTTACAATCATAGATAATTTTTAGAGTATTTGAAGAGGTACATGGTACCCATACCAACCACAAAGCCAAGAATCAGCACCCAAAAAGTGGGCTTATCTTTCTGTGATTTGTACTTTGCCACCTCTATCTTCTGCACCTGGCGAATGGTGTCACGCTTGAGCTTGTATTCGATGCGAGTTTGCCACTTTGTTTTTGGCACATAGGAGGTCTTGTAGCGCACGATTGTGTCCTTGGTGGTGTGATAGTACTCGTATACAATTTTATTGTCTACAATCACTGGAAAAGAGTCCACAGATGTGATACGGATGGTATCAGCTACACTGTCGCAGCGGTATCCTTTTTTAATCGCCTTATTTATATGGTAATTAACACCGCAAGATGTCGCAAATATTGTCACAATTAGTGACAGAATGGTGACTTTAGAATTCATTGATGAGACAATAAGAGGTGAATTTCTGTGGTTTGCAGAGCTTGATGAACTCTTTGTATTTGGTAACGTTGTTGACCACTTGGCAACCAGCTGACCACCAACCAATGGTAGTGCCTGATGGCTTGCTCAAGTCGTATGTGTTGGGATGAAAGTTGATGCCAAAGTATCCGGTGTCGAGCTTGCCTTGCTCTTCGCTGTCATCATCCTTATCTGTGTCACGATACACTTGGACAGCGGCTCCAAGCTGGAGCAATGCATCAACCTTGCCATTGTGCTTGCCGAACTTCCAAACATCATAGTACCATTGGTCTGATTTGAGCACAGCTGCGCCCTTCTTGTTGACCTTTTCGAACTGCTTGAGAGTTGGTGTTCCTGGATTGGTAGTGCCAGATGTCACCCAGATAAACTCCTCGCCATGGAATAGGTAGAATTTATCATCGAAGCTGTTGGCTGTATCTTCATTGGAGCGCACTCCGAGAATCCAGTGCCCTGATGGAATACCAATATAGTTGTGAAGTGATTTGACTCGCTCGAGTAGTTGCTTGTCGTTATACGTTTGGACCATCTTTTATTGTTTTATTCCATACGGTGAGCCCGATGGCAGTTGCTGAGTAGGTGAGCAGCCCGACAAACACGAACTCATGCACCTTGAATGGCTTGAATAGCGGCAGCAGAGCATACAAAATCGCCATCCAAAATGATGTGAATGCGCTCAATCGCTTCATTGACCACTTGCCGTTAGGCTTGAGTGTGTCGTTTATTAGTTTTTTTATCATTTGGCAGCACTGCATATAGTCTCTCAGGTAGTTCGATTCGTGTGTGTGTAGCTTGGCGATAGCTCTGCTCTTTGTAGCAGTCATACAATGCGGTCTCAACCTTATTGAGTCGGCTGTCAGTGTGCCACAACCACAAAGCAAGCACCCCAGTTACTCCGTATTTTTTTATGATGGTGACGAATTCAGTCATCAGATAACAAGCATTTGGTTGTTATATCCGTTGTTGCGTGGATATCCACAGCTCCACTCACCATTCATGAAGCAATCACCAGTGCACTGAATGCATTCGATTTGTGGGCGAAGGTCGGTGTCACGATTCTCATGGCTGATGAAGATAGGATATTCTGCTCGGTTTTTCACCAGGTATCTGATGAGACGCATCTCAAAGAACGCAGCCTTCTGAGCGAAGTGCTCCATGCCGAATGCAACCTCACTGCGAGATACGCTTGAGCTGTTATCTCCGAATTGAGTCTGAAGACCCTTGTTCTTGAGTTGATATGTCAAACCAAAGACAGCATCTTCGGCAGACCTCCAAGCAATCACGGGCTGAATGAAAGCCACGAGCTGCTCCTCTTCAGGTGTGAGAGTCTGATCGTTGTATGCCTCAAGCAAATGGTTGTAGAATACAGTTCCAAGTATCGGCATTACTCTGAGCTGTGCTTGAGTTGCCACATACGGGAACACATCAGTCACATCCACATTGGCTGTGATGGGTGTGTTGGTCTTGAGATAGGATTCGGTGATGAAGTACAACATTACGCTTGAGGTGTTTGAGTTTGTGCTACTGCTGCTTGAGCTTGAGTAAGGTCACCACCTGGTATCGGTGGAAGTGATGCGAGTGCTCTGACCTCATTGGTGGTCATCTGCTCAAGTACCTTGGTAGCAACCAATGGGCTGAGTGAGTTGAGTGCGTCAGATGTCTTGCTTGCATCGCCTTCGATTTCAACGATGGTCTCATTGATGATTTGGAAGTTGTTGATTGTGAAGTCTGCGTTGATTTTGGCAATGCGAAGGATGTCATTGAAGATGTCAACCACTTGCTCACGCAATGGCATGACCACATTCTTTTCAAATATGACGTATGCTTGCTTGATGTCGCTACCAGAACCAAGTGAGCCAGTGGTGCGAACACCCATCAAGATTGGGTCGATGGTATGAGCGAAACAAATCTGCTCTGTGTTGAGTCCAGATGCCTCTTGGAACATCTTGTCATTTTGATTGGTTGGGATGCTCTCAATCTTCGGGAGCTGGTCTTGTGAGTTGGCAAAAAATGCGACAGCTTTTCCAGCGTTGGCAGCTCCTTTCATCTTGTCGATGGTATTTCTCAAGACGTTTTTCTCCTCTTCGCTCTGTGGTCGCTTAGGGAACATCATGGCGAATGAAGGGAATACACTGTTCTGAATGTTTGACTTTGCGAAGTACGATAGCTCGCCCGAGAGATACGCAAAATTGAGTGCGGATGTGTATTTTGGAAGCGGATACCACTCTTGACCCAAGCACTCGACCTCGTATACAAACAACTGACAACGATCAGTGCAAGTCGGGTGATATCTTTTTATTGGCATCACATCAATTCGGCTGCTCCAGTCGTCACAAACAAAATAGCTTTCTGGGTCTCTACCTCTTCTCACTTTGTCTGGAGATACATTCTCCATGCGATTGAGCTTCATCTTCTCATCAAAGTAGAGCTTGAAGTATACACGATTGTGCACAATCAATTGCTCGGTTGTGATTCTGACTGTCTTTTTTAGTTTAGATTTCTTCTCAAATGTGTACAATTCAAGAAGCTCTTGAGGTGTGGTTGTAGTTGTTTTGAGCTCAATCCCTCCACCAACTACTGCATTGGTTTTGTAGTCCACGATGGAACCATGCAGAGGCGATGAGTACACAAGCTGATTCAATACGCTTGGAAAAAGATTCGAATCACCAAATGGAATCCATCCAGTGGTCTGGTGTCTACCATTGACATATGGCAGAGATAAATTGCCAGCGCCAATGTTGAGGAATGGTGTTGAGAAAGACTGATATCCCTCCACCATCTCGGGTGCTTTTTGCTGTGCTGTTCTGAATCGGTCAAATATGCCCATGATTAGTCGTAAATTGATGATGTTGATGCGCCACTGACAACCATTCTGCCCTCCTCAATGACCACTCCAGTGGTGTCACTGATTTCTGTGGGAGGTATGGTTGATTCATAAACGCTGTATGTATATTGTCCCTTTGTCAGCTCGACATCAACGGGCTCATCCAGGTAGAATAGGTTGAATCGCTCTGGATAGTCGGAGTCATCTGGTGCTGTGAAGAGAATCGGGTCTGATGTTGGATTCATTTCGTTCTGAAAAACGAACAAATAATATGGTGAAGTAAGTGTTGACACCTCTGTGAGTGTCAGCACAATCGAATTCACCTCTCCTTTATTGATGTATATCATTATATTTATATTGCAAATAGGTCAAAAAATGTTCACAAACAAAAAAAGCCACCCGATTTGGATGGCTCTTTAAGTAGGTTATTTGAAATTAAATAACAGCAAGGACAGCAGCCTCTGTGATTTCATATGACAAGAAATCATCTTCGGAGACCAGTGTAACGGAATATTTGCTGCCATCTGCACGGGCCGTTCCAGAGCCTTCACCAACAGCACTCAATTGAAGGTATGGGAAGTACCAGTACTTGCCATTCATGTCCTTAATGATTGCGTTGAGGTATTGTTGACCAGCACCCAAGATTTTGATTGCTTGAGATTTGTCTTGGTCACGTCTGTGGAACATCAATGTGATGGTCTTTGTGACATAAGATGAACCATTCACCAAGTCAATTGCAGCATCTTCAACATAGCTTCCAGTGTTGCGACGTATTTCAAATGGAGTATAGTCAGGAGCACCAGCAACTAAATTGATATCATTGATTTCCCATGTTCCAGTTGGAACAACGGCTGTATCGATATTGTCTTGTTGATTTATCCATATTTTTTCGATTCCCCCACTGTTATTGTCGCAAGACTTCACAATGGTTTCGAGAGCTTCGCAGGCCATAAGTATTTGATTTTAAGTTATTTAAAAAAAAGGGGGAATTTCACCCCCTAAAATATTTAGGCAGCTGCGTTGTAGAATACAATCTCAGCACCGTTCACATGAGTGAATCCAACTTTCATGTTAGCACGAGTACGGATAACCGGCTCAGCAACTGTGTCAGCCAAGTTGATAGCACGCAACGCTTTGCCATCACCTTCAGCATCGAAAGAATAGATAAGATTGCCTTTCAACGTGGCAACAATTTTTGAAGTTGTACCCATACCTGGACACATTACCATCTTGATTCCCAAGTAAGTGAACTCGAGGGCTTGAGTCAAGTTGGCTTGAGTGTTGGCAGCAGCAACAGCAGCACGGTAAGCCGTAGCAACTGGAGTCGATACATAGATTCTCAAATCTTCTTGGTTAGCGATTACAGCAGCTGGGATAGCAGCGTAAACCAAAGCCAATTTTGCAAGGACATTCGATGGAGTGATCGCAACTGGTGAAGCGATATCAATCACAGCTGAGTCAGCAAGTAAAGACTTCACATAACCATCACACAATGCGAGGGCAGGAACCAATGATTCAGTGTCACCTAACCAGCGAAGTTTTTCGATGTTCTCAGCGATTGTCTTAGCCATCTCATTCCAGTAGAAATCCATGAAAGATGCAACAGTGAAATCACCGTTTGAACCTTTTGTCATTTGCAATGATACGAATGACTGCTCCAACGAAAACTGGCAAATTTCGGCCATGGCCGATAATCCACATACGTCAATTTCAACTGAAGAGAGGTCGTCATCGCTTGCGCTCCATCCGCAGTTCTCTGCCTGGAGGACCTGACCGAAAGTCACGGTTGAAATTTTAGTCTTGTATTTGACACCAGGAAGTGTGCGGTAGTTGTCAACTACTTCCTCATTCAAATACGCACGAGAATAGAATGCCTCGCTGTTTGCTTGCAATAACGCTGATGCGTCAATGTCCAAGTCGAATCTTAATTTTCTGCTCATTTTGG